GAATCTTCATTTAGATATTTTGACATAACATTATCCTTTCATTGTTATTATATAGTACTGACATTTGCATTGCAAGTCGTACTGATTTTATTTTGTACTGATGATAGTGAAATGATTCGAAGGTGCCCCCCCGCCGTGTGAAGCACAAGGGGGTGTTCCGTAATCATAAAAAAACCCAAGTGTTAGGAAGGTAACACTTGGGTTTAGTTTAGTTAAGCAATCATTTTACGTGAAGGACGCTTACTGCTTGTTGATGATTTTCTTTCATCTGCAAGTATGTACTCTCTGTCAAACATTGCTTGGTAACATTCAAACAAGTCCTGTTGAAGCATTTTTATAGCTTCAAGGTTTGAGTTAGCAATACGTTTTCTGTCAGCAACATCACCATTGCCGCCTTCAACTAACTCAACAGCTTCTGCAAGAGCTATGTTTTCAAAACGTTTAGGCCCTGCGAATTTAGGGTCTACATTTTGTTCTGACTTGTCACGAAGCTCTCTTTCATATAAGTTGTATGCTTCATCTGCTCTAGCTGAAATGTATGAAGTAGTGTTCTTTTTGTCATCCCTTGTTATTAGGTACTGACAAGATTCAATCATAGAACCAACTAGAGTAGCTGATGGGTCGTCATATTTTTGAAGTATCTCAGCTTGATATAGCTTGTCAACTTCTGTTACAATAGTGTTGACAATTTTAGCAACACTACTGATAGTTTTATTTTTTGGTTGTTTCATAATTTGTTTTCCTTTTATTATGAGTTAATATTGATGTGACTCTGTATACATAATATACAAATATCACTCCTCCTTTTACCACGTAGTTTACCGCAGGGCAGGGTCGCAATCTATTGATTGCGGGCACCCAACCTGAGCCGAAAAATATGTCTACCCTATCTGGTTGCTTGCAACCCCTGCGAAAAAAGAGTTTGTGAACGGGAGGGAGCTTGCTTCCCCCGTGAGCCTTTTTTGGAGATAGGGTAGACTTATTTTATCGGGACGTGCTAAAAGGCAAAGTATGATATTATATTTTTTGCTTACTTTGTAATACCACAAAGTAAGATGTCATTTTTGCATACTTGCAATGTGGCAAGTATGAATCTTTGCCAACTTGTGATTAGACAAGTTGGTATGTTGACAAATGAAAGATTAACAAGTATAAGAAGAGTTAGTAGTTATGAGCAACGAAATATCAGCAAAAGCCAAACTGTTAGTGGATACACTCGTAGCCACAGGTTGTACGATAACCAAGGCGTCCAAACTCGCAGGATACAAGGGTAGCAGTGCTAGGGTTAGTGCAAGTAAGATGCTACGAACTCCAAAGGTACAGCAGTATATGAATCAAGAGATACAAAGAACGTTAGGATTGAGTGCGACGAAGGCAAGTAGCACGTTACTTAGACTCTGTACTGATGCTAAATCAGAGTACGTACAGTTGGAAGCCAGTAAAGATATACTTGACAGGGCAGGGTTTAAAGCACCCGACAAGCATCAGCACCTAGTTAAAGGTGATTTCTCCATTAACATAGACCTGACGTAAGATTTTTACACCGCAACGCAAGTAGAAATCATAGGGTAGGTTAGAAAAACAGCTGACGCCACCATAGTAGAAGTACCTCTCTCTCGTTAAAGTTGTTCAAGGTTCGTTGCTTTTTATTTTTTTTTCTGTTAAGGTTCGGTTATGGCGAAAACACCCGCATGGCAAAGAAAGGCAGGTAAGAATCCGAAAGGAGGATTAAATGCTAAAGGTCGTGCATCTTATAAAGGAGGTACATTACGTCCTCCTGTCAAACGTGGAGATAATCCTAGACGCGCATCTTTTCTTGCTAGAATGGGAAATATGCGTGGGCCCGAATATAAAGATGGTAAACCCACACGACTTTTGTTATCCTTACGTGCATGGGGTGCGTCAAGCAAGGCAGATGCAAGAGCCAAAGCAAAACGTATGTCCATACGATTAAAAAATAAAAAAAAGAAAGGAACATAATATGCCCGGTAAAATGAAAAAAATGCCAATGAAGAAAAAAAAGAAAAAAGGGTACTAATGAAAGGAGTACCTCACTTTAAAAAAGATGGGTCTGTCCATAAGGGAGGCACTCATAAAATGCCTAATGGAGAAACACATACAGGTAAGACACATAATAAAACAAGTGAAAAATTATTTCACTTTAAAGATTTACCTGCTAGTGTTAAAAGAAAAATAATGAAAATGAAAGGTAAAAATGCGATTAAGTCCTAAACAAAAAAAAATTGCCCGTGTTGCGAAACCCCGTAATAAAATTACAGGTGCTGATTTTAAAAAATTAAAAAGGAAGAAAAGTGGATAATGCAGAAAGAATAAGAAAGCGTAGACGTCTTTTACGTCTTAATCCAACAAACTATACTGCCATTGCAAGAATGGGTGAGTATGCTAAACGTCGTGGTGAATCTGATAATGAAAGACAAGAACAAGGCACAGGAACTAAAGCACAAGGTTATGGTCAATCAACAACAGTTGCAAAGCCTATACCTGTTGAAAAAAAAAATATATTACCTGTAGAACAAAAAAAGGTAGTTAAAAAACAACAAGGAGTTGATGATACTGAATTAATAAATAGATTAAATAAAGAGAAAGCAGAAGAGTCAAAACAAAAAACAGAACCTGTCCGTCAACAAGGCAACAAAAAACAAAGACTTAGACGTAGAGCAGACAGAAAACCATTAACAGCAGAAGAAAAAGCAAGACGTGATGCACGTAATAAAAAAGTATTAAGTACAGTTGGAACTGTTGCAGGTGCAGTTGTTGGAGCAACATTTGTTGGTAAGTTAGGAAAAGTGGCACAAGTTTTTGCAAAAACACCTGCAGGTAAAGCACTTATGAAAAAAGGCAAATCGGCATTTAAAAAAGGACTTGCACGATTTACTAAAGCATACAAGAAAAGATTTCCACAAGCAGACTTAGCTAAGAAACAACCACGAGATGCACGTGGTAGACCAAAAGCTACAACTACGGAAAAAACAACTACTAAACAAACAACTACAAAAAAAACACAACCTAAGAAAAGTACAGATAAACAAAAGATTCTTGATGAGTTAGCTAAAGAAAGAGGTAAGCGAAAAGTATTAGGTAAAAAATTACGTAAAAGCCGACTAGAAAGTGGTGCAGTAAAAAAACGATTGGGTAAAGCTGTTAGAATGTTTAAAAGAGGTGAACTTGTTGTTCGCAGAAAAGTAGGAGAAACAGTTGAGAAAGTTGGTAAAAAAATACAACCAACAAAATTAAAAACAGGAGCAAGGTCACAACCACCACAAAAAAGCAATAGACGAGTAAAAAGAGAACAAGCACAAAAAAAATTAAATAAATTTGTTGATTCAAAAAATCCTAAAACAGAAAAAGATAAAACATATGATAAAGCTGTCAAAGGACAAGTAGATGCAAAACAACTACGTACAGCAATAACAGAAAAGTTTAGAAGTCTTATTGGCTCAAAAGGTAAAATTAATTTAACAAATGCAGATAGAGCAAAAGCAAACAAATTAAGAGAAGAAATTTTAAAACAAACTGAAAATAAAATAATATCAAACTCAGCAAGTCAAGGACTTGTTAGAGTATATGGACAACAACTAAAAAAAATATTAGATAAATATGACAAAAAAAATTAAAAAGATGGAAGAAATAGCAAAAAAAATTATTGCTAATGAAAAATTAGAACTTGAAAATCATAGAGCCAAACAGTTTGCTGATTATGTAGAAAGCAAAATGATACGTGGTTATAGCAAAGAAGTTGCTGAAGAAATGGCAAAGAAACTAATCTATACTCAATAAAATGTACAGAGATTATAAGGACGAATATACTAAATTCCAATCATCTTCGTCACAAAAAAAAGATAGAGCACACCGAAATAAAATGCGTAGACTACTTATGCGATTGAAAAGAGTAAGTAAAAATGACAAAAAAGATATAGACCATAAAGACGGCAACCCAAGAAATAACAATCTAGCCAATATAAGAATTACCTCTATATCATTTAACAGAGCAAAAAAATGAGTAAACATTCAGCAACAAAAACAAAACCAAGTCTTTGGAAAAGAATTGTTGCACGTATAAAAGCACAGGCTAGTCATGGTACAGGTGCAGGTCAATGGTCAGGTAGAAAAGCCCAAGCCGCCGTCAAAGCCTACAAAAAAGCAGGTGGTGGATATAAGGGTGGTGGTAAATCAAAAACCTCACTAGCAAAATGGTCAAAACAAAAATGGAGAACAAAGTCGGGTAAAAAATCTTCTGAAACAGGTGAACGCTATCTTCCATCAAAAGCAATTAAAAATTTATCATCAGCAGAATATGCCCGAACAACTGCAAAGAAAAGAAAAGATAAAGCTAGTGGTAAACAGTTCAGCAAACAACCAAAAGGTATAGCAAGAAAAGTAAGAAAGTATAGAACAGTATGACACTATTTACACGTTTATCTATAAAAGAAATAGACACATTAAGAACTGTTGTAAAAACACAACATATGAAACATTATCCAAAAGACCAATGTACAAACTACGAAGCGGACAGAATAATTGAATCATTATCTGAAAACGCTAGAGAAAAATTAATTAAACTAGCTGTTGATTATGGCATCACTAAACTATAAGCCTGATGGTGATACTCTAAAAGAGTTTCTTAAAAACAAAAGTTTTTTCAGAGGTATACGTGGCCCTGTTGGTTCGGGCAAATCTGTAGCGTGTTGTATAGAAATAATTAAAACAGCCATAACTCAAGCAAAATCAGAAGATGGTATACGTAAATCTAGATGGGCAGTCATAAGAAACACAAACCCACAACTTAAAACAACAACTATTAAAACATGGTTAGATTGGTTTCCTGAAGAAGATTGGGGTACATTTACATGGAGTGTACCCTATACTCATAAGATACAAAAAGGTGATATAGACCTTGAGGTAATATTTTTAGCTTTAGATAGACCCGAAGATGTAAAAAAGTTACTATCTTTAGAACTGACAGGAGTTTGGATAAATGAAGCACGAGAGATTCCTAAGTCAATTGTTGATGCTTGTTCTATGCGTGTTGGTCGTTTTCCATCTATGCGTGATGGTGGCCCAACATGGTATGGTGTTATTTGCGATACCAACCCTCCAGATACAGACCACTGGTGGAGTATCATGTCAGGTGAATCAATTATTCCAGATTATATAAGTAAACAAGAAGCAAAAATGTTAATAACTCCAGATAACTGGAAGTTTTGGAATCAACCACCTGCATTACTAGAACAACGTAATAATGAAAAAGAAATACAAGGATATGAAGTCAATCCAAAACAGGAAAATAGTAAAAATTTAACTGCAAACTATTACAAAAATATTATACAGGGTAAAACAAAATCGTGGATTGATGTATATGTTCTTAATAAATTAGGGCAAATAGAAGATGGTAAGCCCGTGTATGAATCATTTAGAACTGATGTTCATGTTGCTAAAGGGGAATTAGCCCTTGCACCACAACTACCTATTTATATTGGGATTGACTTTGGATTGACTCCTGCCTGTGTATTTGCACAAAAAATAAGAAGTCGGTGGATAGTTTGTGAAGAACTTGTTGCAGAAGATATGGGGATTGTACGTTTTGCAGAACTTATGAAAATGAGTATGACAAAGTATTTACCACGTCCGTTTCAAATATTTGGTGACCCTGCAGGTGACCATAGGGTGCAAACAGATGAAAATACGCCATTTCAAATATTAAAAGGATTAGGAATTATGGCAAGACCCGCACCGAGCAATGATGTAAGTCTACGTTTAGAATCAGTAAATGCAACACTTAATAGAATGGTTGATGGTGAAAGTGGTTTGCTTGTAGATAAAAGTTGTACCAATCTTATTAAAGGATTTACAGGCGGTTATCATTATCGTAGACTTCAAGTAAGTGGAGAGCGTTATGATGAAAAACCAAATAAGAATAGATTCTCACATATACATGATGCACTACAATATTTATTACTGGGAGCAGGAGAAGGAAGAACTTTGACAATGGGAAATAAATCTAGTAAACCTATAATAGCAAAAAGAAATTTTAATGTTTTTAATTTAAAACCTAAAAGCATATACGAAAGGAGAAGATAATGTGTGTAGGAGGAGGCTCAAGACCACCACCCCCACCACCACCACCACCTCAAGATGAGTCATTGCGGCGTCAGAGAGCACAGGCACGTAGAGAAGAACTCGCTGAAAGACGTAAGTTAAAGGACGAACAGTTCCAAGATAGAGTGGCACAAGTGGCAGGACAACGTGGCAGAAGGTCATTACTTACAGGTCGACGTGGAGGTCAAGGATTCTTAGTTACTGCAGATTTGCAATCAAAGGATACACTTGGCGTATAGCTTGTTAGTAACATTGTTATATCTATTTTTTGGCTTATGTGTTTTTTTTTGGAATATGAATAATGAGTAGGAAATAAATGGTAGTAGATTATAAACCAATGGCAGTAGAAAATATAGGAGAAACAAATCCTGTTCGTAAATTAATGGCACGTTATAGAAAAGCTGTTGCTATTAAAGACCAATGGAATCCTACATTTGAAGATTGTTATGAGTATTGTTTGCCACAAAGAGAAAGTTTTTATAGTGAAACAATAGGTAGAAGTCGTAATGATAGAATATTTGATGAAACGGCAGTAGTTGGCGTTCAAGAATTTGCATCACGTATTCAGGCAGGTATTGTTCCAAACTTTGCCCGTTGGGCAGATTTAATTGCAGGTTCAGAAATACCTAAAGACCAACAAAAAGGTGTCAATCAAAATCTTGATACAGTAACGGAATATGTATTTGAGGTCTTACAAAACTCGAATTTTTCTCAAGAAGTACATGAAACATTTTTAGATTGTGCTGTTGGTACAGGTTGTCTTTTGATTGAAGAAGGAGATGCCGTTCATCCTATACGTTTTAAATCTATACCATTACCACAAATATTATTAGATAGCGGACATGATGACCAAGTAGACCATGTATTTAGAAAACGATTAATTAAGTTTTCACAGTTACAAATTGCATATCCCGAAGCAAAAATATCTGACAAGATGATGAGAGATATGGAAAAAGACCCAGATAAAGATTGTTCTATTATTGAAGTTGTATATAGAAATTATGAAAATACAAAAGAAGAAGAACACGTATTTTGTGTAATTGCAGAAATGTATGAAGAAAAATTATTAGACAAAACATTTAAAGGAACAGGGTCTAATCCGTATGTTGTGTATAGATGGTCAAAAGTTGCAGGTGAAGTCTATGGACGAGGCCCGATACAAATGGCACTACCTGCAATAAAAACTGCAAATTTAGTTATAGAATTAATTTTAGAAAATGCTCAAATGGCTATTTCTGGTATGTATCAAGTAGAAGATGATGGTGTTATAAATGTTGATAATATACAACTTATTCCCGGAACTATTATACCAAAAGCACAAGGCAGTACAGGATTAACACCAGTTAGACCTGCAGGTAATTTTCAAGTATCAGATTTAGTATTAAGAGATATGCGAACAAATATAAAAAAAGCATTGTACAATGATATGTTAGGTAATCCAAATGAGAAAACGCCGATGTCAGCAACAGAAGTTGCAGAACGTATGGCTGATTTATCAAGACAAATAGGTGCGGCGTTTGGTAGATTACAAGCAGAATTAGTTACACCTGTTCTTCAAAGAGTAATATATATTTTAAAAAAGCAAGGACGAATAACAATACCTGTTGTTAATGGG